TATCGACCAGGCGACGCGGGATATGGGCGCGTTGTTCGAGGGCTGGATTACGGGCGCCATGCCGGACGCGCCTAAGCGGGGCTGGCTATTCGAACTCCTGCCACTGCACCGGCGAGAGTTGATTGCGCGCACAGAGACGATCCGTGCTAGTAACGCGGGCAGCATGGCGTTGTATCGTGAGAACGCCGTCGAGCGCAAAGAGTGGCTCGCGACCGCCGATGATCGTACGCGTGATAGCCACCTGCAGGCGTGGGTCGACTATCGTGAGGGTGGCCGAATAGGGCCCATCCCGATGGACCAGCCGTTCATGGTCAACGGTATCGCGATGCAATATCCCGGCGATCCGAATGCGCCAGTGGGTGAAGTGGCGAACTGTCGATGCACCGTGCTGCCGTATTTTGGCGAGGTGACGTAATCGTACGCTAACGGCAACCGCATAGACCAGAGCGCCCAGAGCGCCTATCACAGACCGCCACTATGGAGCGGCCAGAGATGGGCGCTCTTTCTGTCGTTGGAGGAAATATGAGTGAGATGGAACACAAAACGCTGCGCACCGACACGGTGGTGGTAGATGAGGACAAAGGCATTGTCGAGGCGATATTCGCCGTGTTCGGCAACGTCGACATGGGCGGCGACCGGATTCATCCGGGTGCGTTCACCAAGACGTTCAGCGAGCGCGGCGGCAAGGTGAAGGTGCTCGACGCGCACAACACGAACTCGACGGCCAGCGCCGTCGGCAAAACGTTGGAGCTGCGCGAGGTTGGCCCTGATGCGCTGCCAGACAAGACGCGGGCGATGTACCCAGAAGCGACAGGTGGCGCCTATGCCAAGATGCAGATATTGCTCGACACGCCCGAGGGGGCCGGCGTGTTCAAGCGCCTCAAGTCGGGCGTTATCGACGAGTGGTCTTTCGGCTACGACACGATTCAGCATGAGTACACGAAGGACGCCGAGGGCAACACGATTCGCGAGCTGAAGGAAGTACGGCTGCACGAGATATCGCCGGTGCTGTGGGGTATGAACGACGCCACGGCGACAGTGAGCGCGAAGGCCAAATGGAGCACCGCGTATATCAACGACTTGCCCGACAGCGCGTTTCTGTACATCGAGCCGGGCGGCGAGAAAGATGAGGAGGGCAAGACGGTCCCCCGCTCGCTGCGGCACTTCCCGTACAAGGACGCGAATGGCGATGTAGACCTACCACACCTGCGAAACGCCATTGCGCGAATCCCGCAAAGCAGCCTGAGTGACGACCTGAAGGAGCGCTTGCAGGCGCGCGCACGGCGCATCCTGGAGCGCGAGAACGCGAAGGCACTTGAGGCGCAGGTGGCCGCGCTGACGAAGCGCGTCGAGGCGCTGGAGAGGAAGGAGCCATCGCTAGAGGAACGCCTACGGGCCCTAAACGAAGCTCTTGAAGAAGCTTACCCGCGCGATCCTGAGACGGGACCTTGGCGCTACTACGTCCGGGAGACGTTTGACGACTACGTGATTGTGGATGCCAGGGATGAGGAGTATGACTGTTACCGCGTCGCCTATAGCCGCAACGAGAACGGCGATATCACGTTCGCGCCGCGCGAGTCATGGGTTGGCGGCACATACCAGTTTGTACCAGGGGCTAAAGCCGCCAGTGGAGCGGATAGCAATAGAGAGCGAGCGACTGACGAGGCCGGGCCGGTGAATCCACCCACCTCTGAGATGCTGACGACTCTCGAACTTGAGTTGGCAGAAATCGACCTATTGGAGGCGGATGATGGACTATCGGGAAAGACTAGCTAAGGCCAAGAGCCTGTTCACCGAGGCCCGCGCCATTCTCGAAAATGAGAAGGCGACGGCTGAGGACAAGGCGAAGGTCCCCAAGATGCTTGAGGACGCCAAGGCGCTAAAGGCCGAGGCCGCGCAGCTCAAAGACATCATGGAGAGCGGCGTTGATGAGTTGCTGAAGCAGGTTGAGGACAAGCAGAAGAACGACAAGGAGACCGGGAGCTCCGGCGAGTTCAAGGAGTGGGGCGACTTCCTGCAGGCCGCATTCAGGGCAGGCAGCCCGCGCTACAAAGGTCCACCGGACCCGCGTCTCGTGTGGTTCGAGGACGAAAAAGCGGCCGGCCACGAGCAGAAGGACATGGTGGAGAACGTCGGCGCGTCCGGCGGGTTCCTAGTGCCCACTGAGCAGATGAACGAGCTGCAGGGCGTGCTGGGCGAGAACGCAATCGTGCGGCCGCGCGCGACGATCATTCGTATGCGCAGGCGACAAATCTCTCTGCCCGTGCTCGACCAGACCGCTACGACCTCAGGAATCCCGCACTGGTTCGGCGGTCTCCAGTTCTACTGGGCTGAGGAAGGGGCCGAGAAAACCGAGAGTGACGCCTCGTTCCGCGAGGTGACGCTGAGTGCGCACAAGTTGATCGGCTACACGCGCGCCAGTGATGAGCTGGTGAGCGATGCGGCAATCTCTCTGGGCGACTTTCTGGCCGGCCCGATGGGGTTTGGCGGTGGTGTCCGGTGGATGGAGGACTATGCGTTCCTGCACGGCACGGGCGCTGGTCAGCCTCTCGGCGTGGTCAACGCGGGTGCGACCATCACGGTCAACCGTGCGGCAACCAACGCGATCGGATATGCCGACCTGTGCAATATGCTAGAGTCGTTCCTGCCCTCTGGGCGGGGCGTCTGGATCATTACGCAGTCGGCGCTGTCCGACCTCGTGCAGATGAGCGGCCCGACCGGCAACGCGTCCTATATCTGGGGCAGTGCCGTCGAGGGTGCGCCCAACCGACTGCTCGGATTGCCCGTAATCTGGTCAGAGAAGGCCAGCGCACTCGGGACTGCCGGCGACGTGATCCTGGCAGACTTCAACTACTATCTGCTCGGTGACCGCCAGGCCACGACCGTAGAGTCCACACAGTATGACTACTGGCGATACGACAAGACCTCTTGGCGCGTTGTGCACCGAGTTGACGGCCAGCCGTGGCTGTCGGCCCCGCTCACGTATCAGGACGGCAGCACGCAGGTGTCTCCGTTCGTGATTCTGGGCGACAAGTCCACGTAGACCTAGCCGATAGAGAATGAATAGCCGGGGCCGGTGCGTTACCGGCCCCTGAGACCAGGGAGGAAACATGGCCTATATGGAGCGGTTCACTGAACACGCGGCGTTGCTGGCGACCATTGACCCCGCATCCTACAGTACTGAGCAGAACACGGGGTACGTGTCGCTGGCGAACTATCACCGCGCTGTGGTGCTGATTCACTGTGGTGTCATCGGCGGCAACCTTGATATCGACATCGAGCAGGCCACCGACACCAGCGGGACCAGCGCCAAGTCGTTCGATAGCGGCGGAAAGGACATCGCGAAAACGGCAACAACGGACAACAACACGGTCTCAGCAATCGAGATTCGCAACGAGGAACTGGACATCGCTAACAAGTTCGATTGCATCAATGTCGAGGTCACGCCGGCCTCGGCCGGCATCTTCGGCGTTCAGGTGTACGGACTTGCCCCACGGTTCAAGCCGGTTCCTACGACCAATCTGGACACCGTGACTGACTAGTAATGGCGGGTATGGGGCGGGTTCTCTGCCCGCCCCGCCTCAGAGGAGGGCAGCCGCGTGTGGGTTCAACTGCTGTCGGTAAAACAGATTGAAGTTCGCGGCGTTTCGCGCACCTACCACGCCGGCGACTGGGTAGAGGTTGGACGCCACATCGCGACCCAATGGCTGGCCGACGGTTCGGCGCGCACGATGCCGGCGGAGTTGGCGCGCAACCTGCCCGGTTGTGGCGTCGTGTTGACCGGCGACGGTGCTGCGCCTGGCCTGCAGGATGCGCTGGACGTGATGCGGGGCGAGCCGTCCCTGCCGTACCCTCGTACCCTCATCTGGGACCCTGCGCAAACGCTGCGACGCGAGTTACTGCCAAGCGGCTTTCATCTGCTCGACACATGGGACGCGGCCTGTCCTCTGTACGATTATAACCTGCTGGCGCGTGACTACGGAGACGAGTCTGATCGTGCTCAGACGGCAGCAGTGATACGAGACCTACGGGTGATGCTGTACGAGCCGCGCGTACTGTTCGTGCGCCGGTGTGAGGCGTCGCTGCGGTTGGTGGAGACGTGGCAGAAGGAACGAGAGCGGGGCGACGACCGGCTGGCGTTCCTGCGTGCGTTCTATCGGGTGAAGCCGCGATTGTGCGCGTTACCGGTGACGTGGATCGGGAAGCAGGTGGAGTGAGAGGAGACGCCGTGTCCGAGAAGGAGTTACTACGCCAGATTGAGGAGTTGCGGCGGCGCGTACGTGAGTTGGAGGCCGATGTGCAGCGGTTGCGCAGTTGCGAGCAAGGGCCGCACTACATCACCAAGTGGCCGCCGGAGATGGAGCGAAAGTGACCCGTGGTGTCGTCTACGTCGCCTACGGGGAGCCGGCACGAGCAGAAGCGCGGGCGAGTATCGCGTCTCTGCGCCAGCACAACGACCTGCCCGTGAGTGTGATTGCGGAAGAGCCGATAGCGGGCGTGGCGCATATCCCGTTTGCCGACGGCCATCCGGGGGCGCGCTGGGCGAAACTGAACGCCGATCGCTTGTCGCCGTACGACGATACACTCTATCTCGACGCAGACACGCGGGTACACGGCGACGTGAGTAACGGGTTTGCGCTGCTGGCCGACGGCTGGGATATGGCACTCACGGCGTCACGGTCACAGGGCAGCGCAGCGTTCTGGCATCTGTCGCCAGATGATCGCCAGGAGACCTACGGTGTGGTTGGGCCGATAGTGGTGCAATTACAGGGCGGCGTGCTGTTCTGGCGACGCAACGAGGCAACGACGCGGCTATTCGAGCGGTGGCGCGCAGAGTGGGCACGCTATCGACAGCAGGACCAAGGCGCACTACTGCGAGCGCTCTACACTGAGCCGGTGCGCGTGTGGTTGCTGGGGCGACCGTGGAACGGCGGCAATCTAATAGAGCATCTGTGTGGACGTGCGAAACGATGGCCGAGAGACACACACTGAACGTACACATCGTCTGTCGAGACGCGAATAGCAACTGGATCTGCGCACGACTAGCGCAGCATCTCGTGCGCGTCAACGGCTGGAGCATCGGCGACCAACCGCGCAGAGACGTGGACGTGAATGTGTACTTTCCCTATCTCGAGTACGTCAACTGTGGACGGTTCGCCGACACGCTGACTGTGGGTTGGTTCACCCACCGGGAGACGCAGCGACCGGCCAAGGTCACTATGTACGACGAGACGGCGAGTGCCGTAGATTTGCGCGTGACGCCCTCAGCGATGTGCGCGGCAGACTTGAGTAAGCACGGGGCGACGGCGCACATCCCGCACCC